TATATTGACTAATGTAGTCGCCTACATAGCTGCCAGCATCAAATTCATTTATAAATTGCAGTGAAAAAGATCCTTCGTAGTCTCCAATATATGTTGTTGCAAAGGCAGTATCATATACTACAGAATCATAGGCAGAAGAAAATTCTACTAGATAATCACTTCCATAAACGGTAGAATAGTTTATAGAGAATTGAGAATTATAATCTGCTCCCTCGTAGGCATCTAGGAATGAAACACTGAACGAACTCCCATAATCGCCGATATATGTTGAACCGTATTCTACTGCGTATAATATAGTGCTTTCGAATCGTCTTCCGAAGTTTTCTGAAAATGCGCCTTCGTATTCGCCAGTATATAGTGAAATAAAGCCAGCAATATAACCTGGACCATCGTAGGTCTCAGCGAAACTACCTTCATAAGAACCAACAAAGCTGCCCAAGTAATCGGCAATATAATCTTTCTGATAAACAATACCTTCATAGTCGCCAGTATACTCCGAAGTATATACACTCTCGTATTCTGAGGCATAATCTGAAATGTATTCTAAACCTAAGTATTCAATACCTTGATAATCACTTTGATAACCTTCACTGAATTGGCTAACGTAAGACGAGATAAAGTCTGCTGAAAATTGAGCATCATAGTCTTGACTATCATATGTTGCAGCAAAGTTACCTGAGAATTGAGAGATGTACTCGCCTACATAGTCTAAGTCGACATTGAACTCGTCAATATAATTCTGAGCATAGTCTGTTAGATAATCCCCAATGTATGTTTGATTATAGTTGGCTAAGAATTCTCTATCATAAGTTGGAGTGTAAGCTCCCGTATAACTTTCTTCATATTCTCCTGTATATTGTGAACCAACATCATAACCAAGATCATATACGTATGTGAGACGTGTATCAACTGCACTGCCTCGAGCGACCCAAGTTCCTGGTGCAGTTGGTGCGCCTTGAGCAGAAGATCGTAATTGATATTTACCGATACCTGTTGTGTCGATCGCCTTCTTCACTCTCTCGCCAAAAGTAAATTCGATCTGAGCATCATTGTATTCTTTTAATCCATTATACTGACCAGCAATTCGATCAATATACAATGGTCTTACTGTAGTAGGCGCAACACCCGTCTGTTTAACCCATATAGAATAGCTGATAATAGTGCCGTCACCACGAGTGTCGACAAATGCAGCGGGGATAAATTCAACCCAACCTGCGCCCGGGCTGTTTGCGTTTAATCTGAAAGAACCCGGCAACTCGTTCGCAACAATCTTAGCAACAAGAACTTCAGTAAATGCATCCAATTCTGCATCACTCATTTCTTTGATGCCAGGCAGCGCCTGATTTCTATCCCAGAATACAGGATTCTTCTTTAGAATATTATTAGTATCAATTGCTTTCTGTGCTTGAGTATTCTGGTAAAGTAGTGTAGAGGTGACTGTAGCAACTGGAGGCAGAGCAGCTTCAACATCTACTGTAGGAAATACAATGCTAATATCAGATGTTGGATTTGCAACATTATCACGATCAGTTGAGTTGACGGTTAGGGTAGCATTCAAAAGACCAGATTGAGTAACTGTTATATCAAATTCAGCAGAGTATGTGCCTAGAAGACCTTCGGAATTTACAAAGTCTTCCCACTCTACTCTTGTATTTTCAGTTGTATTAGAAGTAGGAGAAGTCCTAACATCATCAACAGTATATGATGCACTACCATCTAACGAAAGTTCGAAACCAATCTCTTCGAATCCAGTAAATGCATCGCCATTAACTACAACATTAAGAGTGTCGCCAATGTAAAGAGGAGAAGGAAGTTCGTCTTGTTGTGTGAATACAGTTGTGTGAACACCAGTTTCAGGATCTGATATTAATTCAGCATTAAATGTTACTGACCAATAAGTTCCAGGCACAGCTCCTACAGAACTCTCATAATAAGAATCCCCGAATTCTCCTACAGTATCACCGCCTGACACCAACGTTAGTGCAGAAGCATCAGACGAAGAAATTCGACCGAGATGCAGTCCTGCTTTATAAGCAACATAGTCCACATCTAGAATAGCTAGTTCTTGAAGTGCTCCAGAGCCAAGATGTTTGAGCGGTCTAGACATAAATCCTATCTACCATGTTCAGTTATATAGGTTATTTATATGCTTCTGGACAGCAATAAATTTAATATACCTTTGATTTCTGCCATATCTTCCTGAAGAATATTGACGGTATTTTGCAATTCTTGATCTTCTTGCTTCTTGATATTTCGTATTCGCTTGCGCTCTTGGGCAATTTCGATCTCAGAGTGATTTCTATTTAATATAGCATTAGTCTCTGTATCTCGAACAAACCCAGGAGCGCCCTCCACTTTAAGAAAGCGATCAGACATCATCTAAACTGCCAAGTACTTTAAGCGGACTCGTTTAAACTTAGGAACAACCGCAGCATTATTCGAAGACATTGTGAACATAACTTGTGCCTGATTGAATGCTGGCAAAGTGCCTCCTCTGTCTCCTGGTAACCATACAAGTTCTTTAAAATCAGAAGTACTTGATGCATTAGTATCAGCACTAATGGTTTCTTTACTTATCCAGGGTTGATCATATATATTTTGGTCAGCAGAAGCAGTTCGGTAGAACGCAGCGACATTCGAACCAGGTAAAATTTGAACATCTGATTTAATTTCAATACCTACTGCGTTATGCTCAAGAATTACAGGCTTCATAATATATTGTGCAGGTCTTACATTTGCTGTGGCGCCTGCCGCAAGCGCAGGATTGATGTATGTAGTAACAGATTCGTCATCAATTAAGTTGTCAACAAGAACTAAAGATGAACGCTGGAGATCAACAATTGGTGAAACATAATCGGTTGAACTCTTCATATCTATCTTAAAGTATACAGAAGATTCTCCTGCACCAAGTTCAGCATCTTCAGTGTTGGTATTGTAGATTGTTTTTATCTCTGAGAATTCAATATTCTGCTTCAAAGAAATAGTCTTATACTCAGCATCTTGTGTGAATCGAGTTTCGCTACCTGAAACGGATCGTCCAGAAGTCCACTTAGCAGATGTAGATAATGAAGTGTAATTAGGAATAATTGTTTCAATATGTGGATTAACGATGGAGAATGGCATATTACCTAGCGATAGACAGTTGATACCACCACCAACAGCAGTTGCAGACGCAGTGCTGCCAGCATCGAAAGTATATCCGAATATATCCGCAGAATCGACAGTGTGTGATCCGTTGAGATATGTCGCAGCATTAATACCACCCACATCTTCACAACTATCAAGTTGTACGGTATCACCTGAGAATAAACCATGACCTTTGTGGGCGACATAAACAATAGAACTGCTTATTGTAGTCCTCAGAGCAGCATCTGCTAATAGAGTTGCAGGAACATCAGCGTTTCTTAAAATAAGACTGCCATTAGCACCGCCCGAAGTGCCAAACTTAGCACGAGTCAAACGATACATGATATCTTGATCTTTAGACTCTAACCAGTTAACTCCGTTTTGTGGTAAGAACAACAGTCCTGGTGCAGGTTGAGTAGTAATCGCACGACTTGAAGAACCAATTACAAACTCACTAGTCTTAGCACTATATAACTCGTACTGAGTTGATTGTGAAGTAATGACTATAGCATAGGATGTATAAGGTTTCAAGTACACTGGCTCTTCGAACACAAAACTAGTGGAATTGGTAGTGATAGTCGATAGCTGTTCGATATCAGGAGTAACAACAACATCAGCAGAATTGACGTAAACGTGAGAATCAGTTACAATCTCAGTCAACGAAGGTTTGCCATTAACTACTGGACGAATATGAATAGAAACTGGCAAATTAGAACTTTCTGGTTTTGCTTTAAAGAATAAATCAAGTTTAGTTAATGTTACACCAAACTGATTGTCAACAAAGAATGTCTGTGCTAATGGATTCATCGGAATAGAAACAGGATTCGCGGGTAGAATATCAGCAAACTGATTCTTGTTAACATCGATATAATCTGATATTACCTTTGACATAGACTTATTGCCCGCAATACTTGCTAATGCAGCGGCACTCAAAGAAGTTTCGTCTGGTCCATAAAGTCCTGACAGTCTAGGATCAACAATCGATATATTATTTACACCAATTCGATCGATAACTGATTTCAACTCTTTAGCAGTAAATCCCTGCTTGCCTTGACTCAGAGGGGTAGCAAGAGTAACACTACGACTGTTAGGCAATGCGCCTTGAACAGTGTAGTAAGCAAACGCTTTGCTTCCTGCGCCTGCCCAATCATTAACATTAATATCAAGGAGTTTAAACTCGCGAACACCAGCGCGAAAACGAATCGAGTAAGAGGCACTAGTTCTAGTTTTAAACCATCTCTTTGATTTTCTAGTAGTGCGTTCAATCACCGCTTCAGGTTGAATGTTAGGAATAAAGAACGATCCAATAACTTCACCATTAGCATCTGAAATCAAAGAACTGGTGCCTGCAGGATGCTCATTGATTGTGTTCTGAGTGTATTTGTTACCAACATCTTCAGATCGATCCGACCATTGAACAAAAGAAGACTCTTGTCGACACCACTCACTCACATCCTGTCCATCAAAGAATGGAGTAAACTTGGTATTAGGAGTAAGGCCTTGTGCTTTGAAATAAACTTTACGCGAGCGAATCCAAGGTACAATAGCAATATCAACAATACGATTTCCAACCACTTGTCGAAGAGTGTCCGACGCAACTATACGTGTAACATAGTTACCTGTCTGCGCATCAGTCTTGAATGTCGATTTACTAGTAGCATAGTTATTAGTTGCACGTCGAATTTCTTGCCTTCTAATGTTAGCATTATTACTAGTAAGTTTAGCATAATTCAATCTAACCTCTTCTCCATTTCGACCCTGCCAGTTCCAGACGTGGTTGTTCCACAAGAATGCCTGAACTGCATCAATCCTATTACTACCTGCTAATGCTTTACTTGCTAGTGCTTCAGACTCCTTCCATTCGTCAGTATTTGGAGAAATCTTCAGTGTTCCCACATTATCTATCAATCCAAACGGATTAACAAGAACTCCGCGAGAAGCAAGTAATTGACTTGCCCACTCTGCCGAGTCATGCGTAAGATAAACATTATCGCCTTTCTTAACTATACCGCTCGACAAATCAGTGTCAACAATAAGACGTAGATTCTTCTCTGTGAAAGATGGACGAACTAAACGACTTTCTGGATCGAGTGCAGCGCCGAAATCAACGTCATTTATATCAGCACCAGTCTGATCGCCAAGATCGTCGGCGATAGAACCTGATTCTAAACGCACATTACCATCACTGTCTAGAGCGAGAGATAGACGTTGATCTAATTCAAGAAGACTTAAAGTAGTATATGCTTCTAAATCATCAATCTTCTGTTCAAGATTAGCAATATCTTTCATTGTGTAAAGTCGATTCTCGACAGGCATTAATTCTAGATCGTCTTCATCTAGAGTATTAGCATTCAGAATAATCTTATACAGCTCCATAGTGTTTTCGGGAGTCGTTTTGAACTGTGGATTCTCTGCTTGCTCACCCATTAATATTTGAAATTCGCCCTCAGGTGTAAGGATCAGTTTGTCTGCACGAGGCAAATAGTAAGTAACATCAGCAACAATGTTATCGCCATTACGTGGAAGTGGAACGATGTTAGTGAAACTTGAATTATCACCGATAGGATAATTTTGATCAGGACGGAAGTCAAGATAATCTCGCAGATTAATTACAGAACCATCAGTCAATACATGATCAGGAATATCTTTGTAGTCTATTGGATAAGAAGTTGAAGCATAAAGATCACCTGATCCACGAGTGAAGTGTTTGAAACTTACATAGATTTCACCCGGATCAACATGTCCGTCTTTCAGAAGTAAACGACCATCAGCATAGTAATTGTCCCTTTGACCATCGTCAAGAACAAACATAGACTTGATATCAATACCAGAACTGTTACCCGCACGTATCTCGTCAACTTCGTAGATATCAGGGACAGCTAATGTCCAATATGGGAGACCGCTATCTGGATCGATTAAACTTTCTGCAATTGTTAAAGTGCTTGAGGAAAGAGTCTTCGGTTTAACTGTCGAAGTCTTTGAAATATATACAAGAACTTTATAATCAGCAGATGCTTGATCTAGACCTGAGATTGCACAGTCTCTTCCGCCATTTGTAATGGTGACTACATAACCAGATTCTGCATCATTTGATATGGTGCCTACAATCCATGAGCCGGACTCTACATAAGATGAACCTACAGGCAACTGATCGAGATTAATAATGTTTGTAGATGCAGTCTTTGCTTGTAGTGCTTGCCCAATTATATTTAAATCAGCGAATGAAGAAGGTCTAATTCTCGGAGTAGGGAACAATAAATCATTGTTAGTGGTATCGTATAATTGAACATTACTTCCCTCAGCAACAATATTGAAGTAGTCGCTACCACCAGTGCCAACAGACGCAGCATCACGAATAGATTTATTAGGATCAATTGCAACGTCAAAAACATAAACTTTAAACTGCTCGCCGAAAGATTCTACTGCTCGTATTCTACACTGTCCTATTTCAACACCACCCGCATCAGCACCATCATAAACTTCAACTATGCTGTAATCGATAGTTGGAATACCTCTGTTACCAGAACAGATAAAGTAGTTTCCGTAGTAGACGGGGATTGCTTGACTCTCAACAAATTCTGTCTTAGTTGGTTTCGGAACACTCAGTCTAGTCGCGGACTGCTTATTAACTCTATAACCATTGACATATGCAGTACCATCTGATATGATCATATCAAGACTAGAGTCAGTAACATCGCCTTCAGAAAGATTAACAATGAAAGGAGAAACGATATAATCACCAGACTCTTCTTTAGTTCTTAGCGCGAGAAGATCATTGATTTTGTCGTAAGCATCTGTAACTTGAATCTCTTCAGTGATCTTAGAGTTCTCAACTGTGGCAATCCACAAGAAGGTATCATCAGAAGTGACCTGATCTTGAGTGGTCAGTACAAGTCTAATACGATAGCGATCAGCACCAGGAGAAGACGTGTTGACTATACCACTCGTATTGTCATATAATGCTGTAGTATCATTAATAGTGACAACTTCTTGTACAACTTTAAATCCTACAGTTTTGTTGACATTACTCTGCGAGTATGAGCTAAGAATGATTGATTGTTCTTCGGTGTGTACGAAACGACCTAAAACAAAGAAGTCTCCTCGCGCCACTGAAAATTTAACACCATATCCTGTCGCATTAGGATCTTCAGTTACCAGTTCGTATCCTGTTCCAGTCTGATCATAGAGTGTGACACCATCACCAAAAGTGATAGTTTCAGAACTGACCGTGCCTGCGCCACTATCGATATATCTTACATAAAGAGTGTCGAACTCGAAGGCTGGAATATCTCCATTTGCCTGAACAACTTCTAATACTTGTGCCTGAATATTTGTAAGAGGATCTTTGAAGATTGTTCCGACTGGAATGGCAGAAAACAAACCACCAGAATTTGTAGATGCAATCTTGATGTATTGATATGAACCATTTACATTCGAACCGCCACCCGATACCGCAGCACCTTCTTTGAAAATGTTTTGTCCAAAACGTCCCATCTCTTCATAGACAAGAGTTTGTAGCTGCGTTAGTTCCCGCGCTTGAAGAGCCCGCCCACTATTAAATAGTATCTGGTGATAATTATCTGTTGTGTCATAGTCATCGAAATAAGTTCCGGATAACGTAGTTGTTGTAAACTGATTTGCCATTTTAATTTTATCCTAACTGAATAACTATGCGAATATCTTCGGTTTGATTAGATGCTCTATCGATCGAACTAACGTTATTTATGTACAAAATATCGCCGCTATATGCGTCAACTGCTGGATTAATGACCGATAGTATTTGTCCATTACCAGCATTAACACCACCAGTAGTTTGGGTAACAGTGCCACCAGCATTAAAAGCATTGAATCCTGTTGTTTCGTCTTGCCAATAATACAGTTTATTTATTGTGGCATCAAAATGCAACACTTTTCCTTTTGAAGTTTGTGGTCCATTTACGAAAACTGCATCTTCATCAAATGTTCCGGACAAACCATCGTTATTTAAAATAAGGCTCTTTAGTGCAATGCCAGTATTGCCTGTAAACGCAGAGTCGCTTCCGTATTGTGTAATACCTCTAAACAGAGCAATTTGACTAAAATCGTTTTCTACTAATAGAGTGCTTTGCTCATCACCAATAAAATCTTGTTGAATCATCAATGCTTTCGATTTAAATGTATGTTGAAGATCTGCATGTAATCCTGCTCTAGGAGAGAATATTGGACGCAATACCGCGTCTCCTATTGATAAATTTGCAGTAGCATAATCATAACCAGTGCCGTGTCTGAATAAACCATCAACATCAGAGTCGACCTGTACACGAGTGATCTTGCCGTTGTTTAATGTGCAAGTGAACTGAGCACCAGTTCCATTACCTTCAATACTAATAGATGGAATAGACGGTATACCTGTGCCAGTACTATCGATCGCAAGTCCTATAATCTCTCCTGGGACAGAATTATCCTGTAACTGTTTTTGAAAAACCTCTTCTTGAATAAATGATTGCTCGCCGATCATATTTTTAACAGGAGAATATACTTCAGACCTATAATTAGAATAAGCAAGATTTGATATCCTGTACATGAAACGCCACTTATAACCGTCATTAGTCCTAAATGTTAAACCTCCTGTTATATTTGGTTCTATTGTAGAAGGCTGTGCAATCCCATCATCGGTCTTACCCTGCTCTATACAAATAAAGACTTGATTCAAATTATCCATAACATAAAAATTAGTTTGATCTGGATCGGCATCATCGTATGCTTCATATATCGTGCCGTTTTCCCAATTAACCGTAGGTATCACAAAAGAAGAGTTGCTAACTGTTTTAACTGCCTGAAGAGAGTGTCTAATCTGCGATTGCGCGTAAGGCGAATTGATAGGATCAGGTGCAGTAAATGCATCCGCCCGAGCAAGACCGATGTAATAATTCGGTGATGAACTATCCAAATCTCCTTTTAATAAATCTAAAAGAAGACCTCGGAATTTATTTGTAATCGCTGAAGACATATGTCAATTTCTCTTTAATATGTTAATCTATTTATATCGTATCTGTGAGGACTGCTGTAGCAGAAGACGCAGTGGCATCAAATAATAGAATATTACTTCTCAATGGATTTATCACGGATTGATTTCCTGGACTTGCACTAATCTTTATAGCTTTGCCTGAAATTAGTGTACCTGCAAATGATTGTAAAGTGATAGTTCCTGCACTTGCATTATAGAAGCCGATGTTATCTATCTCTGGTAATCCAGTACCAACATTAATTGCCTGGATGATATTAGTTGTTAATTTATTTCTAAGATAACATACTCTACCATTCAAGTAGAAATTCTCTGATTCAACAACATAATACACATCATCAGGTGCTGCTATCGAAGCGGGATAAGGAATTGTATAATTAATAGTGCCTCCCGAAGGATTAAAACGATTCTGCATTTTAACTTCAGCGCGACTTGAAAGCACAGACCCATCCACAGCATCAATATCAGTCAACATTTTTGATCGACGGAAAGACTTGTCAAATCCACCTAGATTATCTTCGAAGTAAGTGATCATTTTAGACTTAACAACATTTTCTACTTCTGTCTGTGCCAATGAAGTTAGATTTGGATTGAACTGAAATACTGTAGAGATTTCTAAGTATGTCTCAATCGGATCTGAAAACTCTATATCGAATGAAGCAACAGACAAATCTTTCGCAAGAGCGGTAATTGATTTCTTAGTGTTTGATTGAACAGTGGCATCGTCATTACTGAATACTATCGATAGAAATACAGAACCATAAGTGGCAGGAATATTATCTTCTCCGCCCCATGCCTTAATATCACTAATAACATTCTTAAAGTTACGAAGTGTCAATGATGCATAATCGTCCGCAGTAACCATTCTATTCTGTGCAGCATAGAGATAAGGAGCATTTTTACGAATTGATTCGATAGCTTCTCTCTCATTACCACCACCAGATAATGATACGGTCGTGACATTCAAAACCTTGCCTCCAACAAGACTATCAGGAGCAAATGTTCTTGCACCATTGGCTGCAGAACCATTTACAGTAGTGTATTCTACTTCAATCTTATTACCAGGATTTGGTGTTATGCCAAGTCGAACCCCATTACCAAATGTCAATTCGTAGAAACCGTTTGGAGTCTCTTTGCAAACAAAGATTCGTGATTCTTCATTAATGGTTGTGGTATTGTTTATATTAGTGTATACTTTACCAATAGAGGAAGAAGGAGCGTCATATACAGTAACAGAGACCGTCTCTAGATCAAGATTGGTCACAGGAATTATATAAGAATCGTTTTCGCCAAGGACACCTGCAATAAATGTTTTTCTCTTCGAAGTTCCTTCAAAGATAGGAACATTGATGTTAGAATTTAAAGCGAAGAAGTACTGATCACTGCCATTGTTTGTGGCAATTAAGGCATCACGAGTCTGAAAGGTAAATGTCTTATTATCAACCGTTGTAGAGAAAGTAAACCCCGCAGGTAGTGTCAAACTCGATGGAGAATCAATGTCAGTGACATACATGTTGACAATGGCAAATGCAGCGGTGCGTGAGTTGACTGTGTATCCAAGACCGCCAGCAAGACCTACTAGCGAAGATCTTAACTGTGCAGTGCTAAGAAAGGATTCATTTAATGCATAGTTTGCAACTAAAGCATTGTGATGAGTGTTGTACGCCAAAACATCTAATAGATTAGATATAGCGGATGCTTCGAAGTTGTAGTCTACGAACTCTGCTTGCTTCAACAAGTGTTCTTTGAGACTACTTTTAATATTCTCAAAGTCCAAATCTGTAGACTTTATTGTTGTTGCCATTATACCTTATCTCCGAGTATTGTACTTACTTATTGCGATACGATGAGTACATCATCTAAATTAAATCCAGGTAACGATAACATATCGCCATTTTGTGTTAGAATAGCACCATCGACCACTCTTCCAATATCTCTTGCAATATAGAATCCTGCTTCAGTTAACATGCGGTCTTCAGTCTGAGTCTGGATGATATTGTTGTATATTATCTCAGCAATAGATAAAGTAACTGGAATAACTGGACCAACTGAAGTATTGGCAAGTGTTACTTTTATAGTATCAACTACGTCTGTTTGAAGAACTTTAAATTCTATTGTAATGTTTACGGTATGATTATCTGGTATTGCGCTTACTTTTAATCGCAATATTTCTACGCGCGGTTCATATCTAAAAATTGCATCTTTGATTGCCTGAGAGATTTCTGCTCCAGTCTCATCATCGGCATGACCGAATAATAGTGAGTATAAGTCTGCGCCAAACTCTGGTCGATAAGGTTTCTCAAACTGTCTAGTCAGTAATAAAGTTTTAATTGCCTGCTTTACGGAACTCGCATCTGTCTTCTTGTAGATATCACCATCACCGGTTGTCTTCGCAGCAAAAGTCAAATCGAAATCAGAATACACACGCTCACGCGTCACGCGTGGACTTGCATTAAGATTACCATCTTCTGTTGAGAAAATCTTGGCCATCGGTAAAACCTTTTTCTTTTATTTATAAGCTATTTATGAGAAAAAATCAAATGAACTTGTAGTTTCGTCATCAGGAAGAATTTCTAATAGCTCATCTTTCGTCTGAAGTTCGCCATTATATGTCGTTTCTAAACCATACTTGTAACTTACTTCCCACGTGCTCGGAACTTCGGGCATCTCTAGTACTATCTGACAAGACAAGTCGCCATTAGGATCAAATGTGTCATAGTCGAGAGATAGCTTATCATAGTTAATATAATCTTTCCAGAATACCGCAAGATCAAATGACATTCTAGGATCTGTTTTACCAGTCTTATCGATAAGTTGATAGACTATAGCGCGTCCCGTCCTTCGAAGATCATTTACACTATTTGCAGATGGTCTTTCACCTTGATACACTGGTATTCGTGCAACCCATCCATCAGGACCTTTACCATAAGAACCTCCACTATTTTCCCTAGCAAGTTTCTTTGCCTTTTCTTCACTACCAACGGGTATCTCTTGTACAGTAAACTTTGGATTTGGTTCATAGATGCCTTCACTCACGATTAGTCGATGCTGTGCGAATTGTGGATTTGCAATGATCGTCTGTATTGCCTGTGTATGCAGTACTAAATTTCTAGCAATCTGTTTTAGATCAGGCGCACCAAAGAAAGTTTTACCGTATAACTTACCAAACTGTGTACGTGAACCCTTCGCACCAAGAAACTTAGCACAAGTGATACCAGGACCGAGTTTGGTCGCTGAAGTGATCTCACTTTCAAACTCTGGATTATATTGTGGATCAACTAATAACTTCATTTTGTATTCACCTTAAAGCGTTTGCTACGAGTATCAGCAGGATTGTTACCTAATATATTAATTCCAAATCGAACGGTTCCTTTCTTATTAGCAGAACGACCTATGTTCTTTGGAATATTCTTCTTGAAGTCTTTATTGAGTTTTCCTTCTGCAACAAGATAACTAGTAAAACCGCCATTATTAAAGTTACTTGGATCCCGTAATTTAGATCGTATCTCATGTATGGTAGGATCAAAGTTGAATAAGTCCTTGTAGTCGTCAGACTTACTAATCTTATCTTTCAGTGCAGGATCAACCGATACGTTACGGATACCATAGTTACTTGTAGATAATTGCAATTCGACAATCATTGGATTAGGAATAGGCGCAGTCGGAGGAATAGGTATGAACGGCATGATTCCTGGCACCGGCACTGGAGGTGTAACAGTTACAGGTCCTAATACACCCGATACAAGTGACATTGCTGATGTAGCTGAGAATTCAGAAATAGATGCGAACATAGTATAATCGGCACGAATTGCGTCTGCCGCTTTACCTACTAATGTGCCATAGAATGTCGCAAGATTCGTTACACCAGCAGGAAATCCACCATATGATTTACCGTAATAATCAACGAGTGGACCACCAATAGTTCCTTTGTGACCAATTATACTAACGTGTCGTGCTGTAATGTTAGCAGTCGATGACGCGGCAACCCATTCGCCAACAGCAGTAGTAATTAATGATGAACCCGATAATAACTCTATATTTCCCTGTACAAAATTATTCTGCTTACCTGCTACAATAACATTGTGATCGTCTAGTAATGTTTCTGTGTTCATGCCGACGACTTGAGTACCTCGTGCACCACGAATCGTATAGTTCTGATCACGATCTACAGTTTTTGTATGTCGTCCTTTAATTTTTTCAATTTTGTCACCAGCGACGTTGAGATTATAATTGCCCCCAACATCGACATTATAATCACCACTAACAGTAAGATTAAGGTTGCCTTTATAGACAAGATTGCCTTCTCCTTCAATAATTGTGGTGTGATCACCACCTGTTACCTCTATTTTCTGATTGAGGGATACGATAACAACAGTTCCGTCTGCTCGTAGCTCTACTCCAGCACCTGTTCTATGCTTGATTAAAATTCGCTCACCGCCTGGGGTGTCGTCTATTTCTATTGCATGACCGGATTGTGTTTCTTGAACTTGATTATAAGGATACTGCGAAGGTTTTTGTGTTGGAATATCAATAGAGACACCGTAGTCGCCTCCGCCAATACTAAGATTATTTATTTTTTCTCCTTTCGCTGCCTTGTTAACACTAGAACCAAAGAAGTACTCACGATTAGGATATTCACCGGACGGATCTACAAACCCAGCTATAGGTACGCCAATAGTATCGTCAGCGCCTTCTCCGCTCGCAAGTATTCTGCTATCTAAATCGTCTACTTTATTTGTCATCTGTTAACAACTGAATTAGGGTGAATGGTTCTTGAGTAAGAGGATCAGTGAACTTACTCTTCTTACCAAAGTTGGCTCTTACATAACTCGTAACATCAAAACCAGGATCAAACTCATCCTCATCAATATTAGAATGCCCTACTATCTGTGCTCCTGGAAATATAGAGTAGATAGAACGACAGAAATGGTCGAATGTATTAATCTGACTTCTGGTCAACGATTGTACAGACAAGAATTGCTCTGAATTAGGTGTTCCTGAAGGCACGTTTATACCACCAACGAACACTATTCCTATACTACGAAGATCATGCCTATTAATTGGAGAATGTTGTCCTTCGAGACTAACTGGTCTTCCTCGCTGAAGAGAACCATCTCGCCGTATTACGTAATGATAACCAATACCATCTAGACCTACATCACGATGGTATTTATTAATCTCTTCAGAGCCTATATTTTTATTAGTATGAGTCTCTGTCCAATGCACAACAACTTCTGTTACTTCACGCTTAATATTCTTAATGTCGGCGAGCAATTCTTCGAGTGAGGATATGTAAGGAAATACAGGATCTCCTGTACCTTTATTCCAAGTCTTATCGAATGAACCAATAACATAAGGTTCTTCAAATACAATATCTGTCAATTGAGGTCTTGTCGCATTAAATACTGTCGTATCAATACTCTTTAAGAATGTTCTTATCGCTGAGTATGATTGCTTGTTGGCAGAAAATACTAATCGTACTGCCTGCGAAAACTCATCGGCATCACCTTGACATAACTCAATAACACGATTGATATCTGCATCAACAAGAGCGGGGGCGAATGCTTTAATCTGCTTACGAACAGTAGTTAAAGTTTCTATGTTAAGACCCTGAATAATACCACGTTGTGAATTTTTTGCTAACTTTGTCTGAACGAGTGAACGATACTCGCTTCCCTTCTTCTCGTACAATGCCTGATAATTAACAGTATTGCCAACCGCACTCTGCACAGTCTTACCATCTTTGCCGCCCGAAAGATTCTCAACGTCAGAGAGCGCGCCAGCAAGATTTTCTTTAATATTATTATCATCAGATATGGTAGCACGAAGATCAACTAGACCGTTGCGTATGTTGCTTACAGCATCACCGAACGCTGTGTCGAAATTATCACCTGATCCTGTAACTGACGTAACCGAAGTAACCGCACCATTAGCGTCCCAACTAGCAGGAATATTTGTGATGTTCTTGCCTATACTATTAAGAGTATTACCACCAGCATCTTTAATATTATTCAGAACACCACTAGTAGCATCTTCTAGTACGGTGAGTACAGATTCCGTTGCAGCTTCTGTTAATGCTGTAATTGCACTAGCACCGTCAAATGCTCCCATCTTATCAACAAGAAGACCTTTACCTGCATCTAGTAAACCCTTTGGACTTGCATCGATAAGAGTCTTCTGTAGACTACCAGCATCAATTCCTAGTCCGGTGATTAACCTAAGTATGGTTCCGACCGTCGCGTCGACGCCGCCCTCAGATTGCAATGACGATGCGATAGGATATACAATGCCATTCGAATCTGGTTCACTGAACTGAACAGTAACACTAGACGCAAATTTAGATGCTAGTCCGGCAATTGCACCATTAACAAAGTCCGTTCCCATATTCTTGAGACTTTCTACTCCGTCAGTCATTAATCCTTCGACTGTCGTATCGCTTAACTTATCGGAGAACGCGTCAAATTTCTGAGTAAGTCCTTCAACACCCCCTTGAATTTGACCTGCAATAGAACCTGTAACGCTTTCGTTTGCTGCCTTAAAAGATTCTGTTGATTGATTTGCTGCATCTGTTAACGGAGCAGTGTCAATCGATGTTACTGCCGTTTTAACATCATCCTGAAGTTTTGCCGCATTTTCTTTTGCCATTAATCAAGCACCTCGTCATATATACTTTTCGCAAATCTATCGCTAGTATTAGTATTTTTTAAGTAATATCTATTAACAATTTCACTGGCATCTTTTATATTAGTAGTAGCAATCAATCGACTATTTACTTGGTTGAACTGATTGCGTAATTCATAAAGTACAAATTGTATCTGTATAGAGAATAGTTTCCAGTCAGAGTTTGGTTGAAATTGTCTCGTAAATTTAAGTAGATTATTGTAACGACTATTTGCTATGTTTACTTTTCTCCATCCTGCGATACCTAATTTATCATTATAATTAACATCATTCCACTTTTCGTCATAGATTAAAAAACTAGACTGTGCTTGAAGAGCGCCTGTTATAGCGGCAGAATGAATCAATGAATATCCATTATCAATAAAGAACTTCATTGACTGCTGTCTACGAAGTGTAACCCGAGCATTAGGATCAGCATCATCTTTAAATGCTGAAATAATAATATTCTGCAATCGACTCTTCTCATAGTCTACTGCATTCACACCAGATACTCTACGCTGAGTTTGTGTAGTAGAGGGATACTCTGTGCGCGGCAGAGAACCTAAAACAAGAGGCAACTGAGATGTTGCACCGTCCATAAAAATTCCAAACACGAACGCGCCTTGCACTAGTTGTGGTATTTTTCCAATACCTGATGCGCCACCTTCAGTAGTCGGAATTAGAACTTGTGCCCATGGTAAATCTTTCTCAGGAATGTCGACAGTACTTGGACTGTGAACTCCATTGATACGAACCTTAACACGACCCTCTAGACCAGAAGGAGGATGTGCATTGATGACAGTGCCAAAGAACCAACGAACATCGTCCCCATAGAACTCTTTTGAGATAGGTCTTAATATGTTCATATTTTAAAGTCGCTCGATAAATCAGCAAGTTTTGTAAGTCTTAATTGAGCAACATGCTTTTCGCTAGTCAATTTATGATTGATCGCAAGAATGAGATAATCACCAGAACTTTTCATGTCGATTTGTTCAACAACATCTTTCTGATCTCCCTCAACATCGGCACTCAAGAACAGCAAACGCATCTTATTTCCGACATCAATTTTACCCTGGAAGAATAAACCACCGTTCATACCAATATCTAGCATATTCTTCTTTAATATACCACGAATGATTTTGTTCTTGACTTTTAGACGCGACTCTTGTATATTATTATCTGCATCTAGGACTGTTGCTTCATCATGATAACTATTAAACTGATTGTAGGTGCCACTTGAAGTGACTTGATGTATTGCTAATGAATTATATTCATCAGATAACCTACCGTCAATTAACAAAGACGGATCAAATACTGATTGAATTGATTCTGGAGAAATAAGCCCGTTAGTGTAGAACTCGTCAATAATGTCGCGAATCGTTACATGACTATCAACAGAGTTTCCTGTACCAGCATCAAGATTAGCATAGAGAGAACCTATTATTCCTTGCTCATATAGTGCAAGAGCATTCTCATTTCCAACACTCTTATATGAAATGATTTCATAATATGTCTTTAGAGGATCTTCGCTGCCCTGCAGCGATTTAGAATATCTAGCAGGCAACTTATCATTAAAGACATTCGCCCGTAGAAGATTGTCAAGATCGCTTAATTTTAAATCGTTGTTATATAGGCTTGAGGTTAAGTAAATGGGTGCGCCCAGCTTTGTTGTCGCTCTATCTTTTAACCACTGAATTGTTTCGATAGGACTCATGTAAGGAACGATAATCTTTCTTACACCCTGAACTGAACCAGCAAAGTCATTAGTTGTAACGGTTTTATTCAGATCTCTATTACAAACATCGATTATGATATCTTCTAGAGTGCTAGTATACGATCTGCTAAACTGCTTGATGGCATCAACATATACCTGCTCCTCGACTAGATCAACTGACAACATCTGAGATCTTTCGTTCAAATTCTGCACTTCGTTAATCTTAGAGAAAAAGAAGTATTTGATGATGCTAGGTTCTTCAGGTGCTTCTGCGTTACCTATAACAATTCGTATTCTCTCTGTACCTTGAATGCCCATCAATTCTCTTAGACCAAAGTCATCAATGAAAACCATTCTAGCATCGATATAAGGTTTCGAGATATGTTCCCAAAACTGCAATTCTATTATGCTATTCTTTATATCAATAAGTTTATCTTCATCTGTGGTCGATGAAGAAATAATTGATGCTTCAAGAATAGCAAATTGAGACTGATTCTGCGCCATTACTATCTCTCGGTCAATCGACGAAATTCGCCGACGATCTTTTCTATGCTATCTTTTTTGATAACTCGAATTTTCTTAGACTCATCATTCTGAGCAATTAGATATTTTAGATTTGTTACTGGATACTTTGTCACAGCATCAAAAAAGAAGTCGACCTCTTCACCACTAGCAGATGCCTCGTAATGATGCGTTCCTGAAAATTCGTATGTGATAGTCGACACGGGTTCGGAGATGCCAACACCCACATATGATAAATAAGTTCCTGCGACATCGCTATCAGACGATACAGTTATTTCTCCTACATTTAAATTCTTACTAACAACAACACCACTTCTATTTGGATTTCCTATCAGAACTTCTTGACCTATAGGATATCTTTCAGCATATGTCGCACAACTATCAGCGGTTGTGATATCTAATTTAACTGTGTAGTTTGGAAAGTAGTCATTTTCAGCAGCAGTATAAACTTGTTGAAGACTCATCGGCCAACCAGTTTCGCGCAGACGCTCATTCATTAAGAAGAATGTCCAATCATAGTCACTCTTACCATACAGCGTATAAGATAGTGTATCTGGGCGTTCGAAGTCCATTATTTCATATTCAACATATGTGCCAATATCGTCTCTAACTGTATCGATTAGATCTACATATTTCGACAGTTTTTGAAAATAAACTGGATCTTCGGCATCACCGAACTTATAAAGATTCTTTGGAAATTTCTTAAAATAATTCGACATTAGTATGATCCGTCTCTAACCTTGTTTTTATCCAGCGCAGATACTTCTTGGAACGATAATGAAATGTCCACTTCAATAAAGTTTCCGTCCATTAACAGGCCATTACCGGTTGCGTTATATGATGTCTGAACATCTCTCAGATAACATCTTTGAATTTTATGTGCAGCATCTTTACCAAATTGATTCTTAACATCAATCTGAAATACATTAGGAAATTTATAGCCTATGGGTATTTTATTATCACCTACTGTTATCCTTTCTGGATATAATTCCTGTCTAAAGAACTTGACAATATTTTTAATCTGATCTGCTTCAGCAGCACTTGTAGCAATCATCTTAAATGTAAATGCAAACTGGCGCAGAGAAACTTCTTTAAACAACGTTCTTTGATTGGGTGATGATGCAATACGAGTAGCACTCTTAACTGCATCGCCTAGCCCTTCAGTAGCACCAGCGCCAAGTACAGCGCCTCCAATTCCTCTACCTATCAAGGCGCCAATACCAACACCAGCTGCCTTAGCAACCGCTTGTGCTGCTAATGCTGAGGCAGCAGTACTAAAAGAACCATCGCCCTTGGTAGCACCAGCGAATGGATTTTTACCTCCAAGTGCGGTCTCAAGACCACCGCCCAAAACACCAAGATTAGCAGTTTCATATGCTACATTGTCACTAAATCTCAAATCACGCTGAAGCGGTAGTATAACACTTCCTTGTTTTACTCCACCTTTAAGATTCTCGTATGATCGAAGAGTGGCAGACACTTTCGCAAGATCCTTTTTCTGCCGCTCGATTATTGTGGGATCGGTTTCTTTATCTGCTGTAGTCTGATCATCGGATCCAGCGCCTACCTTGCCAGGGTCTCTGAAAGCATTACGCGCCAACTTAGAACTAGCTTTATACAAAGAATCAAAAATCTCGCCGATTTCACCCGCAATATCTAAACCCTCAATCTCATATGCAGTAAATGTAATCGAACCCGGAAACTTTATTCCGCCTGTAGGCATAGATAATGGGTACCGATAGTCACGTACTTTATTAGTAGTTTTTACATCAGTAGTAGTGGGAGCGGGCTTTATAGTTTCGTCGTACAGAACGACTTCGCCTGTATTTACTGAAGAAGCACGATTTGCTTGCTGTTCCGATTCTTGTCTTTTTGGTCCAAGCATTAAGTATAGCCCTGCTAAATAAAGATTTATAAGGTTATTTATAGCAAAATTATGGCGAGATCTGGAAGATACTCTGTTAAAAATCCCGAGAAGTATAATGGCGATCCAACAAAGGTTGTATATCGTTCTGGTTGGGAAATGTACTGTATGCGATACTTTGATGAATCTGTAGATATAAAAGGTTGGTCAAGTGAAGAAGTTATTATACCTTACCTATACGAAGTTGATAATAAATACCATAGATATTTTATGGACTTTAAAATTGTATACACTAATGGCAAAACTGTATTAATCGAAGTGAAGCCTCATAAGGAATGCTCACCTCCTACTTCTGGAAAGAGAACCAAAAAGTATATAACAGAAGCATATACTTACATCAAAAATCAAAATAAATGGAATGCCACTAGGAAATATGTCGAAGATCGAGGATGGCACTTTGAAATATGGACTGAGAAAAACGGCTCTCCTTTAGCGGGACTTATTCCTAAATCTACGAAACCTGCGAAACCATTAAAGAAACTCAAACCTTTCTCTAGAAAAAAGACTAAATAGTATAATGACAAACATTTTTAAAACAGTAGAAGCAGAGGCATTCCGTGCAGGCATAACTCCTCGCACGAAGCAGTCTCAGGCGTGGTTCAGAAAGAAAGTGCAGAATATGAACGTGAATCGGCGCGGGCTAATGAGTGAAGAGCCTATAGAGAAAAGAAGTATCAATAGTGCTAGAAATGCATCTGGCATTGGTGATATGTACATGTTCTTCTATGATGCAAAACATAGAGAAACACTTCCCTATTGGGATGCGTTTCCCCTAGTCATCATTGTCGGAAGAGCAAAGAAAGGCTTCTATGGATTAAATCTACATTACTTGCCTATTGCATTAAGAGCGAAGTTTTTAGATGCTCTTATGGGAGTCACTAGTAATAAAGCATATGACGAAACAACACAGTTTGCAATTACATATGAGATGTTGCAGAGATCTGCAAAAATGAAATATTTTAAACCATGCTTCAAACATTATCTATCAAGTCAAGTAGAGGGTAAGTTGGCATATGTGCCGCCACCCGAGTGGGAGATTGCTACGTTCTTACCGACCGCACAATTTCAGGGCAATAAGTCACAGGTGTTTAAAGATTCTAGGAGTATGATTTAAAATGGCAGCAGGTGTTCCTTCAATAGAAGACTTTAAGGGTCTAATAACTAGCAGAGGCGGACTGGCAAGATCGAATCTATTCAGTGTCTTGCTTCCTAACATAGGTCAGAACGCAGAGTCTCCAAAGAACATGGGATTCTTATGTTCTAATATTACACTTCCCTCTCGTAAGTTGGCAACGGTACAACGAGAAATGGGTGCCGATACACAAGACGTAGTTTATGGATTTAATGATCCTGATGTATCTATGACATTTCGTGTGTTAAATAATCAAGGTGCACGTATATACTTTGAAGAGTGGCAAAATTTAATACATCAAAAGATTGATGATCAGGAAGGGCGCTATCAAGTAAACTACGCTGATAATTATTGTTTTCCAGTTCATATATACCAATGGAAGAAGGGATGGAGTATACCTGTTGCTAATAAGAGTAAGGACTTTAAACTGGGTCCACTTAACATCAATCTCGATTTGGATGTTGATATAGGAACAAAGGGAACAAAAAATTATCATTGGTTGCTGGATCGCGCATATCCCGTAAGTATTACATATGAAAATTTCAGTGAGGGACAGAATGAAGTGAGTCAATTCAATATCGACTTTGCTTATAAGTCCTGGGTCGGCGAGTTTATGTCAGAAAATGATACGGTGGGTATCACTGCATCTGGCGCAGTATCAAATAGTAGTTCATTGACCAGCAAGATATACAATATTTTAAAAATTTAACACAATTGAGAATTAAATTATGGCATTACCCAAGTTAAACGAATCTCCAAAATATGAGATGATAATACCATCTACAGGCAAGAAAGTAAATTTTAGACCCTACTTGGTGAGAGAAGAGAAGATATTGTTAATGGCATCTGAGTCTGGTGACATTAATCAGATTATGAATGCAGTTATCGATACTGTTAATGCATGTATTCACGAAGATGTGCCGAAAGACAGTTTAACAACATTCGATCTTGAATATCTCTTTATTAAGATTCGATCGAAGTCTGTTGGTGAGAACGTTTCTATCAATCTGAACTGTAGCGAATGTGGAGAACCAAACGAATTAGTAATCGATCTAGAAGAAGTTAAATGTAGCAAAGCAAAGAAGATCTCGATCATTAAGATTGATGATACGATCTCTGTAGAGATGAAGTATCCGAGCTATGGATCGATCGATCTAAATGTCAGTGAAGATGAACTTGGATTTGCTATATTAACAAACTCTATAGAGGCGGTTCTTACAGAAGAAGAGAGGATTGATATTAGTGAAGAGTCTGATGAAAGTGTTCGCGACTTTCTAGAGTCTATGACTAAACAACAGTTCGAGAAACTTGCGGAATTTTTAGAAGATATGCCACAAGTTAAACAAAATGTTGTTTTTGATTGTGTTGGATGTGCATATAATAATAACATAGAAATCAAAGGAATGCAAAGTTTTTTTTAGTATGTCTCTCTCATGAAGACCTAGCAAATTATTTCAGAACGAATTTTTTGCTCACCAGACATCACAAGTATACATTAACAGAATTGGATATGATGATGCCTTGGGAGAGAGAGATACATTTAATAATGCTTATGCAAGCATTGCAGGAAGAAGAAGAGGCAAAGAAAGCAAATGGCGGCAACAACTCTTGATGATTTAGTAAAACAACAGAAAGGTACCAACACTAGACTCGACAGTGTTGATGATCGCTTTGTGGAATTTTTCCAACAGATTGCTAAAGACAAACTAGCAATGATGGAAATGATACGGGAGATGGCACCTCGAGATGAGGTTATGCCTGCGTCTGCGACACCAAGTCCTGAAAAAGATGACGGTGGTGGACTTGGTCTTTTAGGTGGACTTGGTGTTGCTGGTCTTCTGGCAGGATTATCAGCAGGTATTCTGGCGCTGGGTCTTAACTCCCTCGGTGCTGTCGTGGGAATAGATAAGATGTCAGCTGGCCTTAAAAGTTTAGGTGCTAAATTTAGTGCCTGGGTTGGTAATGTTGGAGCAAAGTTTAAATCTATTGGATCCAGTGTA